ATACGTTCTTCGCAGAGGACGTGATGGGCCGCACCTTCTGCCACGTCACCATGCACAACTGGACTCCTGGGGTCGCGAAACGCTTCTACCGGGAGTTCCAGGCATGGTTCGACACGCTGGGACAGCCCGTGTTCACGGCCCACTATGAGGATCAGGGCGACATCCATCTCAAGTTCCTCAAACGCATCGGCGGCATCCCCATTGCGTGGGTGCATGACTTCAGCGGACGCCCGTGCGTCCTTTACGCAAAGGTGAAATGACCATGGGCTTCAATTTCGGCAGCAGCTCCCAAAAATCCTCTTCCTCGTCCAGTTCTGGTCCTTGGGGGCCGCAGCGTCCCTACATCGAGAAAGCATTCTCTGAGGCTGACCGGATCTACGGGGATCAGCAGAACCAACAGAACCCCTACCAGGGCCTCCAGACCCCGAAACAGGCCCTACCCAACCAGTGGCAGCTCCAGGGCGCACAGGCCGGGGCCAATTATGCCGGTGGGGCCATGCAAGACCCCTATGCACTGGCGCGGGGCTACAACAACATCGCAGAGCGCGAGAACAGCCAGTACAACATGTACGCGGACATGGCTCAGGGGCTCTACAACCGGGGTGTCGGGGACATCGTGAAGGATGCGGGGACCGTGGCGACCTCTCCGTACATGGAGAACGCAATCAACTCGTCCTGGGATAATGCCCGGCGCTCCTTCGACATGGCCCTGAACGGTGCCGGTGGCATCAACCACAACGCTTCGCGCTCTGGCAACCTGAACAGCTCTCGGGCTGGCATCGCGGAAGGCCTCGCTGAGGCCGAATCTGTCCGGCAGGGTATGGAAGCCGAGAATGCCATGCGTCTGGGGGCCTATAACAAGGGGATGGACGTCTCTCTGGCTGAGCGCGGGATGGATCAGGGCGTCATGGGGTCGCTCCGACGTGATCCTAGCCGCGCCGATGTCGAGGGCCTGCTCTCGAATGATGCCCGCATGGGTAACATGGCTGGCCTCATGTCTGGAAGCGGAGACTACCAGCAGCAGCTCGAGTCGGCCCCGCTCCAGAACATCTGGGACTTTTACACCCAGTCGCAGCAAGACCCCTGGGCGGGTCTCAACAGCTACTATGGGATCGTGGGTGGCAATAACTGGGGCCAGGAAGCGACGTCCAAGAGTCGTGGCTCGGGCTCGAGTCAAGGCTTCAACTTCTCCCTGTGAGGATGATGATGGACCTACAAGAACTCATGCCGTATCTCAATCTCCGGGGCACCTACGACGCTCCGAGCGGGAAGCTCAATCCGTGGACCTTTCAGCAGTGGCAGGGTGTGGAGGGTGCCACGGACCTCAACGAAGACACAAATCGGATGCTGTACAAATACTACCTGAACGGGCTGAATCCGGTTCAGCTCGGGGCTGGTGGTGCTGGTGGTGCTGGTGGTGCTGGTGGCGCTTCTGGGGATGGCTCCCAGCTCCAGCAAAGCGGTCTGGCGGATAACCCATTCATCAAGACCATGATGGACCAGTACAAGGCCATCCAGGGCAACGTCACCAACGCCAAGCCGATCCCACAGCCCCCGCTGCCGAAGTGGAGAAATCCATGGGGCGGTGGTAGCCCTTACGCTGCATAGCTGATGCAAACACAAACCCCAGGAGACTCTCAATGTCGCTGCTTGATTTCTTCTCTTCTCTCACGGATCGCGGTAAGGGGGTTCTGGGCGACATCTGGAATGCTCCGTCTGTGGGTGAGGGTATTGGCCGCACCGCGAAGCACATCGGCCAGGGGTGGTACGACCTCGTTGGGATGGGCGCTGAGGGAGCTGGGAGCTTCCTGGGGGACGTCGGGAAGGGCTTCATGGGGTCTCCTGGGGCTCCCGGGGCTCCCGGGATGCCCAGCTCTCCGGTAGCCACCCCTCCCTTCGCCCCTCCGACCTGGGACGCTCTACCCAAGGGCCATGACCTGTCCGCTCCGTGGGATTGGATGAACCAGAACCCATTCCCCAATAAGCCGGATGCCCCCGCCCAGGAGCCGACCAACGTAACCCCCATGGAGGCCGCGATGGAGTCCGGAGCTGTGGCCCCGGGCACTGCCGGTGACCCGGCCCTCGGCCCGCAGAACCAGGGTCCGATGCCGGGCCTCCAGCCGCAGCGGAAGTGGGACCCCTTCGACAGCCTGCTCATCGCGGGCGGGGACTTTTATCGGGGAGGGAAGGACTTCAACCCTGGGGTCAAGTTCAACCCGATCCAAACCGCGAAGGACTTCTTCTCGACGCAGGCCCCCGAGGGAGACCAGATGAAACGTCGTGTCAAGCAGCCCAGCGTCAGTGGGGGCCAGCTCGGGGCTATCTTGGATCTGATTGCGGGTCCGGAGTCGGCGGGAAACTACAACGCCGTCTACAGCAAAGCCAACAGTGATGTTGACCTGTCCAAGATGAGCCTAGGTGAGATCAAGGAGTACCAAAAGACCCTACTCAAGCAGAATGGCGGATCGGCCATTGGTCGTTACCAGTTCATCCCGAAGACGCTCCAGGCTGTCCAAAAGCGGATGGGTCTGGACGACAGCACGCCCTTCACTCCCGAGCTACAGGACCAGATGGCTACAGAGCTGTTGAAGGATGCCGGGTACGAGAAGTTCACGGCGGGTGGGCTTCCGGAGGAGCAGTTTGCCAACAATCTCTCCAAGATCTGGGCGGGCCTGCCAAAGGATGCTTCCGGCAAGAGCTACTACGATGGGGTGGCAGGTAACAAGGCACACGTCCCTTACGAGGATGTACTCGAGGCCCTATCGAGGGCTCGGCAGGAGACCCCGACGCAGCAGTCCCAGGCCCAGATGCAGCCTGCTGTTGCAGCTCTGCCACAAGCGGATGGCGAGATCAATGATCCGCTGGCCTTCCTCAAAGAGAACCGCATGTCCAGGGCCATGGCTCGACGGGGTACGGGTGGTCTCCTCGGCTCGATTGCCCAGCTTGCGACCGGGTATGACGATACCGGCTTCTCCACGGAGGAGCAGATGATCATCAATGCCCTCCAGGCCAAGGCGAAGTCCGGTGGCGGGGGTCAGTGGGCTCGGCTGAATGACGGCACCCTCTACAACACCGCAACCGGAGAGTTCCGGGGAGCGGGGGATACGGGAGGCATGGGCGGCGGGATGACTCCCAAAGAAGCCGAAACGCAGCGTAAGATGGCTGCGGAACTGCCCCATGCCTTCGAGGGCGTGGCGAACGTCCGCAACCTCCTGAAAGAGGCCAAGGCTCTTAATGCAACCGGGCCTGTACGCGGGAGTGCGCCCTACCAGTTGTACGACCGGATGACGGCTGGGATGGATACCGAATCGGATGCTCGCACCCGGGTACGTCAAGGGCTGAATATGGTCGGGGTGGAGTCTACCCTGGAGGGTCTCAGCAAGATCGGCGGCTCGGACACGGAGCGGGAGTTCCAGTGGCTCCGCGAGATCGAGGTTAACTCGTCAATGACCGATGGTGAGATCGAGTCTTGGCTGACGAACTTCGAGCGTAAGTTCGACAAGAGTCTCGCCGCTCTGCGCTCCAAGGGGATTTTGACGCCGCAACTCGAGGAGCAGATTCGGGCTCAGTTTGAGCTAGGGCCTACGTCTGCCGCCGACAAGAAGGCCGATGAGTACCTCTACTGAATTATAGCTGACCAGTAGAAAAAGACGCCGAATCATAGACAGGTAACACGGCTCCCCCTCTCGGTGTTCCTAGGGCACCGGGGCGGGGGAGTTCTTCTTTAGAGAATGGACAGTAGAGGCCCCTCATGCATAGCGTAGAACAGCTTCGGCTCGGCATCGAGCGGGCCACTGCCGTAGGAGACCAGCAGTCTGCGGACATCCTTCGGGGACGGCTCAAGCAACATCCCGATGCGATCTTCGAGGGCTACGGGCGTGCCGTCGCTGACGGGAATGATGAGGCAGCCCTCGACCTGCGGTCCCGCTATGACCAACACTACGGGCCGATCAATCGAGATACGTTGGCGGGTCACAAGCTCTGGAATCAGGATTCGAGCACACTCTTCTCGGTGCTCAATGGGCGGCTCCCCGAGAGTCCCGAAGAGGCGACCGAGTGGGGCAAGAGCTTCATGTCGAAGCTCTCGACCGGAGAGGTCACCCCGGTTCAGACCATCCAGAAGGCTGTGAAGGGTGAGCTGGGGCCTGCCGGTGGGCGGGCTCTGCTCGGGATGCTCGAGACCTGGGGCAAGACCCCGACCTTCTCTGGCGAAGGCTTTGTCGAGGGTGTGAAGAACGTCTTCAACCCGATGGAGTCCCCGACCACCTATGCCGTCCCGGGTGCTGGAAAGGCGGTGGGCTTCCTGGCGAAGCTGGGCGGCAAGCAGGCTGTGTCTGAGGCCCTCCGCAAGCAACTGCTCAAGAAGGGACTGAAAGAGGGCACTCAGCAGGCCCTCGAGAAGGATCTGGTCGAGAAGGGTGTCACCACTACTGCTACCCGGCAGCTCGGCAAGAACGTCGCCACCGCGGGGGCCATGGCCGCGCCCTACGGCACCTTGGGGGCCATGACTGACCAGTCCGCCGAGATGGCGGCTGGAGAGCGTCCTCAGGGCCAGTGGGATGAGGGGGCCATCGCGGGCCAGACGGCGCTTGCCGGGGCCATGGGCGCAGCCATCGGTATGCCTCTGGCTGGGCTTGGGGCTCGCGGCACCCGGCGTCAGATCACGCGAGGCACCAAGATCGGCAAGGAGTTCGATAGCGCCGGTCGCCTTGATACCGCGCTCTCGCTACAGCGACAGGCCGCTGAGGCCTCGGGCAATGACGCCCTGGCCCGGGAAATGATCGAGCTGGAGAAGCGATTCGCCAACGGGACCGCTACCAGTGAGGACGTCATCAGGGCCTCTCAGATCGGGCGGGAAGCTCGGGCAGCGAAAGGGAGCCCGCGGTGGGATGCCTCGGTGGGTGCCACCGCTGCCCAGCTCTCCAAGGGCAACATCAAGACTCTCCTCAGGGAGCTGAAGCGCGGGCGGAAGGCGGGCGAGATCACGTCTGCCGACTACCACCGGGCGGTGGAGGCCCTGGAGGCGTCTACCAAGACCAAGGGGTTCAGCCCCCATGAGACCCTGGCCGAGATCCAGGCCCGCGCTACGGGGAAGACTAGGGCCGCTCTGGACGCTGCCATGGAGGTCGGTCAGACGCAGTCCGAGCTGGCGAAGACCAAGAACATCTACCAGCAACGCTCGAAGGTGCGGGAGTTCCTAGACCAGCCCTCGGTACAGACGGTGGCGGACTTCACTCCGTTCCTGTCCCCGATCAACCGCATTCTCAAGATGGCCGAGCCGATCCTAGCCAAGCACTTCCCGGCTGGGGAACAGGTCCAGGGCCGGATGGCTGCTCGGGCGAATGCGGAGGAGATGGCGAAGCAGTTCGGCTTCAAGAACCTTAGCGCCAATGCGGCGGCTGGGGACGTGACCGACCTGGCCCGGATTGCCAGAACCCGGCGACAGCTCGGGGACATCCTCAGTCGTGAGGACGCCACCCAACAGGCCAAGCAGGAAGCGAAAGAGGCCAAGGCGCGATCCAAGGCTGTGGGTCCGGATGGTAATACGGATGAAGCGTTCGACATGTTCCGGGCCGAGATGCGGCGGAACCCTAAGGCCGAGCGCGAAACGAAGCATGGCGGCATCCAGGCAGAATGGGCTGTGCGTGGGGGTCTCGACCGTAATGCGGTCATCGCGGGCCTCCGCATCCTCGAGAAGCAGGGCTTCCTGGGCAATCCAGGCCTCATTCGCAAGTTCCGTGAGGCCTATGCCGCCAACCTCAATACCCGCAAGATGAAGGGGCTGGGTGGCGCGGAGGCCTTCTACCGCATCCAAGACCGGCTTAACAAGCTGGCGGGTGAGGGGGTCGTTAGCCGCATGTCCCCGGAGGCTCAGGCTGGGTTCAGGCAGAACCTCCAATCGAAGGTGAAGGGGAAGCATCGGATTCGGCCCCAGGTCTTCCAGAAGGTCAACCGACGTTCTGGACATGCTGGTGTCGGGCGCAAACGTGCGGCAGAGTGGGATGCCATCCAGACTGCCGCAAAAAGTCGCGCTGCCAGGCGCAGGGCGCGGGAAGCTGCTCGCTTCAAGCCCATGGTGGCTACGTCTGGCCGGGGTGCGTCGTATACCCCCACTACACAGTCGTCTCGAACTGCCCCCCTCGAGGGCGAGGTCATCCCACGGGTCAACCCCATGGGTCGCCCTATTCCGCCTCGGCCCCCCATCACCGGGGAGTCGGAGCGCATCATCGAAGGTGTCCCGCCCTGGGACCAGCAAGGGCCGGTGAGGCAATGGGCCTCAGAAGCCCCTAGGGGCCTCCCTCAGCCGTTGAGGCCGCAGGGCATTACGGAGGAACTGCTAAGGCAAGCCGGGGGCGCACAGGGCCGCCCAGCCGGTCCTCCGAGCCCTTTCCCGCCTAGGGCACCAAGCCCACCCCCGCTGCCCCAGCACAAGGACGTGCTATCGCGGGATCAACGCATCGCACAGCTCCAAGGTCGTGACAAGCTGTCCCCCGAGCAGCTCGCTCGGATCAAGACTGCCCTCAAGAGTATTGGACGTGAGACTGACGATGAGCCCCCGATGCACGCGGGGGAGCGGGAGATCCACGACGAGCTGGCCCGTGAGGATATGGTCGCGGAGTTCCGCGATCTGATGCGGGCGCAGGAGAAGCGTGGCGGCTCCAAGGAGTTCCAGACGGTACGGAAGGCGGTGGATGACCAGCTGATCGAGATCAGGGCGTTGTTCCCCCGGCAGAACAGTCCGGAAATGCGGATGGTGGATACCCTGTACGCGGCTCGAGATCGGATCGACGGATCGCTTCTGTCGGAAGCCAACAAGGTGCAGGAGATGAAGGATCTGTGGAAGCGGCTGCATCTCTTGCAGGCTGACTTAAAGGCCCGCATGGGGAAGCAGAGCGCACCCGCAGAGCCCCCGCCCGTGCCGATGTCTACCTCGCCCAAGGTGAAGGTGAAGGTTAAGCCGACGCCCAAGCCCAAGGTGAGGCCGGAAGCAGCTCCGAAGGTGGCGACCCCACCGCCCCCAGCCGAGACAGCAACCGGGCGGCAGATCCCGCAGGTTGAGGCCCTGGCTGAACGTGTCGCGGCCACCAACGCCCGCGTCAAGGAGAAGGGCGCGGCCATCCAGAAGGCATGGGACGGACGTCGGCCACTCACTGACAAAGAGTTGGTCGCGGCCATCAGGCAGGAAAGCACGTCCGTAGCGCCCACTGGTAAGCCCCCGGCCTCGATGAGTGTCCGTGAGCTGAAAGCCGAGATCGATGCGCTGAACAAGCAGGCTGACCTATCCCTGGCCGATGCCAAGAGGCTGGGCTTGCTGAAACGCACGCTGAAAGAGAAACAGTAGTCCCACTCATGGGACAGTGGCCCCCCCGGGATGACCGGGGGGCCTTCCTTGGAGGTTCTCCTATGACCGATGAGACTGATATCCCAGATCCGGTGGAGGAGGAGCCACAGCTCCCGGCCCCGGTGGTTGATCCCCGTAGAGTGCTGGTGTCTCCCGAGCTATTCGACCGGAGGGTGATGACCCTCAAGCCAGAGCTTCGCCGCGAGCTGGGAATCAAACTGAATCCCCTGGTCGTGATGGAGCAGATGTTGGTGGCGGGAATGCTCGATGTGTCCCAGGTCATTGATGTGTGCAAGCACATGTCGAAGTTCACCCACTCCAGCGCAGCCATTCGAGCCGCGAAGAACAAGGGGGGTGGTAAAGGCCCTGAGGACTGGGTACGCGCACTCGAGAATCAGGGGATGACCTTTGACAATGACACCGGAGAGATCTACGAAGGCGACGGCTGATCCGCCCAAGCGGAGAGGACGACCACCCAAGCCGAAAGCTCCGAGTCCAGCAGACCTTGAGAAGGTAGAAGCGGCTGTCCATGCTCGCCTTGGGGCCGACTTTTCATTCTTTGCGGAGCTGGCTCTAAAGATCCGTACCAAGGACGGGCGGGTCATTCCATTCAAGCTGAATAAGGCCCAGGAGTACGTCAACGGGCTTGTCGAGAAGGATCTCAAGTCCCGGGGCTACTTCCGTGGGCTCATCCTCAAAGGACGTCAGCAGGGCATGTCCACCTATGTGGGTGGGCGGCTCTACTCCAAGACGACCCGGCGCACCGGGGCACAGGCCATCGTGGTCGCCCACGTCTCGGACAGCACTCGAATGTTGTTCGACATGACTCAGCGATTCCATGAGCAGACCCCCGACTGGTTGCGTCCGGAAACCAAGTACGCATCTCGTAACGAACTCTTTTTCAACAAGCTGGACTCCCGCTACATCGTCGGTACGGCGGGGTCCAAGGGCCTCGGGCGCGGCGGCACGTTCCAGTTCGCGCATCTATCAGAAGTGGCTTGACACACTAGGTCACTCTAAATCCTGTGAATTGCTGGGAAGCCTCATTGAGGTAATCAGCAGCCAAGCCCCGAAAGGGGAAGGTTCAGAGACTATCCCGAAAGGGAGTACACCCAAGCGGGTGGAAGCGCAGGACACCCGAAAGGGTGAAGATATAGTCCGTTCTCATTGGCGACAATGAGCAGTCTCCGTGCTACCCATTTCGGCCAGCAAGGTCGGGCAGACCCCCTGGAACAAGGGAAAAGAAATGTCCGAGCAGCACCGAGCAGCTATGCGTGTCCCCAAAACTCTCACTTATGCAACTTGTCCGCATTGTGGGAAGGTTGGGGCTAGGCACGGCATGTCTCGTTATCACTTCGACAACTGTAAACATCGGTAGTACGGAGACGGGTAGGGAGTAGCGACCCCCACTGAACACAAAGTTCTGGCCGAAGAATGCGGCAAAGGACATCTTCAACGGTCTTGAGCAGGCCATCCCGGCCCTACCAGGGACGGAGGTCTACATCGAGTCCACCGCCAACGGCACATCGGGGCTCTTCTACGATCTCTGGACGGCTGCGGAGAAGGGGGAGAACGACTACACCCCAATCTTCATCCCATGGTATTGGCAGGATGAATACCGTCGCCACTTCAAGGAAGGGACCAAACTGACTCCCGAAGAGCTGGACCTCAAGGCCGAGTTCGGTATTGACGATGAACAGCTCATGTTTAGGCGCGAGAAGATCGCGCTCCAGGGCAAGGATCTCTTCGACCAAGAGTATCCCATGTCCCCCAACCATGCCTTCATCTCGTCCGGTATGGCGGTCTTCCTGCCGAAGTACGTGGGGCGTGAGCGTGACCGGGCGGAAGCCCCTAAGCGCACGCTAGGCCTCGTCGGGGATACCTGGGAGGAGTTCGCTGCTGGTCCCCTGGTGGTGTGGGATGAGCCCCACAAGAGCCAGAGCTACTACATCGGGGCAGACGTTGGTATGGGTATCTCCACGTCCCGGTCTGATGCTGACTGGTCCGTTGCCGTTGTTCTGGATGACAGGAAGAGGGTGGTTGCCCGCTATCGCGCCCGGGTGCTCCCCGACGACTTCTCCCACGTCCTATACAGCCTCGGTGAGATGTACGGGATGGGGAAGATCATCGTGGAGAACAACGCCCACGGTATGCTGACCTGTGTGAGGCTCTACAAGGATCTCGGATACACCAACTTCTACACTGAAGAGGTGCTGGACAAGATAACGGATGAGTACACGGTAAAGCTGGGTTTCACTACGTCGTCCAAATCAAAGACGATGATCATCAACAAGCTGAGAGGCGACATGCGGGATGGGACCATCCACGTCAACGACCTCGACACGTTGGAGGAGATGCGGCAATACATCGCCACCCCGGATGGAAAGTTCAGTGCCGCACCGGGGGCTCATGACGACACGATCATGGCTTTAGCCCTCGCCAACTTCATCCATAAAGGGGTGTCACGTCCGGTTCTCGATTTCGAGGAGTTTTTAGAGGAAGCGATATGAGTGAGTGTCTTGAGTGGCAAGGCAGTCGGTATCCGAATGGATATGGACGTGCCTATCTCGGCAAACACAAGTGGATGGGGGCGCATCGGTATGTGTGGCAGCAGGCCAACGGCCCTATTCCTAATGGTCTGGTGGTTCGCCATAAGTGTGACAATCCCGCCTGCGTGAACTTAGACCACCTTGAGCTAGGGACGCAGGCAGACAACATGGCTGATAGGGTCAACCGTAATCGAGTAAACCCAGCCCGCGATGTGGATCTCCCTCAGACGCGAATCCCAGCGGAGACCATCCCCCTGATCCGTGCCCGCCTTGCTTCTGGCGAGTACCAGAAGGATATTGCCAAGGAGTTTGGTGTAAACCAATCAACGATCTCTCGGTTGGCGAAGCGGGCCGCTTAGTTACCTCCAGTTCTGGGAGCCCTGTCTCCCTAGGGGTCGGGGGGCGGATGGGAATCCTCGTCACCTCACCCAGCCCGTTCCCCCGACCTTCTTCTTTTCGAGGAGACCCAATGCGAACCACCAAGAGCAAGCCGTTGACCGACACCGAGATCGTCAATGGCGTACTGAACGAGATCGAGAGCGGGGCATCCTTCTCCCAGAGCAAGCTGGAAAAGGAGCGTGAAAAGGCCCTCGAGTACTACAACGGGGAACTCCCCCCGCGGCTCAATTCGGGTCAGTCCGGCTACCGCTCGCTCGATGTGATGGATGCCGTGGAGTCGGCACGGGCGGAACTGTTAGAGGTCTTCGCGGGCAACAAGCTCCCGTTCAACCTCCGCACCTCCGTGGCGGATGCCATGGGCGTAATGCCCCAGGCAGCGGCCTACGTCAACAAGACCCTCTTCGAGGACAACCCGGGCTTCACCATTCTCGATGACACGATCTTCAACTCGTTCATGAGTCGAATCGCTGTCGTCAAGGTGTACTGGAAGAAGGACTTCGAGCTGTTCGAGGAAGAACTGGGCGAGGTTGAGGAAGTCCTGCTGGACCAGCTCGCCGCTCCCGACGATGTCGAGCGTATTGACGCCGAAGTCGATGACACGGGGATCGCTACCGGCACGCTCGTCCGCAAGCGGGACACGTCCCGAATCGTCATCGAGGTTGTCAAGCCAGAGAGCTTCATCCTGAGCACTGCCGCCTCTGACGTGCGTGATCGAACGGTTGGGGAGTACATCAAGAAGAGGCTATCGGTCTGGAAGAGCGAGGGCTACAAGGAGGGCGACCTACTCGAGTCTCTGGATGAGGATGAGCGAAACCGCTTCTCCGAAATGGAGATGGCCCGCAGCGACATCAGTGACGGGACCGATGAGGACAATGACCGGGACGCGCTCGACCCTTACATCACGCTCTTGGAAGTCTGGACCACTCTGGACATCAAGCGGGATGGGAATCCGAAGGGCTACCGGCTACTGATTGCGGGGCGGAAGCTGCTCGAGAAGGAAGAGACCGATTTCTTCCCCTACATCACGTTCACCCCGATTCGCATCGCTCACCAGACGCACGGGGCCAGTTTTGTCAAATCTATCTTCCCCACCCAGGACGCCAAGACGGTCCTGACCCGCGGCATCCTTGACCATGTGGTCCGTACTAACAACCCGCGCTACACGGTCCTGGCAGGGACAATCGACTCGGCCCGGGAGCTGTTGGAGAACCGTCTGGGCGGCATCGTCAACATCCAGAAGCCAGATGGCATCCAGCCGATCCCACAGCCCTCCCTGAACCCGTTTGTGTTCCAGACCATCCAGCTCTTGGATACGGATCTGGAGGACACCACGGGCCTCTCGCGGCTGTCCCAGGGCACCGACAAAAACGTCATCTCCAAGCAGAACTCGGAGGGGATGGTTGCGGAGCTGGCTCGGAAGTCCGAGAAGCGGTTCCGCATCGTCGCCCGGCGTTTTGCCGAGACCTTCCTCAAGCCGCTGGCCCAGCTCATCTACCGGCTGGCCCAGGCCAATGACGACCGAGCCATCGAGGTCACGGTCGGTGGGGAGATGCAGCCCACGACTCCGATCCAGTGGCCCGCCTCCTCTACGGTGGTGGTGGACCTGTGGCTGGCTCCGGAGATCCGCAAGCAGAAGGCCGGGGAGATCAAGCAGACCATTGCCGAGATCGACACCAGCCCGACCTTAGCCCCACTCTTCCGGCCCGAGAAGCGCCGGGAGCTGGCTGTGAAGGCCCTGCGGCTCATGGACATCGAGGAGGCCGATAGCCTCTTCCTGCCCGAGCCCCCGCCGCCTCCCCCACCGTCGCCGATGGAACAGCTCGAGATGGAGATCAAGAAGACTGAGATCGAGACCCGGAAGCATCAGGAGGCCATCAGCGAGCGCAAGATTCGCTTGGAGGAGATGAAAGTCCTGGCCGAGCTGAAGGGTGAAGAGCGCCAGTTCTACTTCGATCAGATGAAGGAGCAGGCCAAGATGGCGATGGAGGAGCGCAAGCAAGCCAATACCGAGCTGAACGAGGCCTGGGAGCGGCAGCAGGCGACCCAGACCCCACCGGAAGGCAAGCGTGCCTTCTTCGCTGTGTAATCGAGGACTTCTACATGTTTCGACGTACCTTCATCTTCCTCTGTGCGCTCTGGGTTCAGGCCGCGCTCGCCAGTCCCTTTGTGGTGTCCGACCCCTCCCCCAACCCGGCAGTAACCCACTGCGGGATCTACCTCAATTCCGGGAAGCGGGTGCTCTCTGAGGTTGATCTGACCGGGGCCTGCCGATACGACGTGAGTTCGGTGCCTGAGGGAGCCAATGTGGTGTCTGCGTCCTTCGTTATCGTGGATGAGGTTTGGGGCACCCAGGAGGGGCCTCTGTCGGACCCTTTGTCCTTTACGCGACCCAGTTTTGCGTTGGGCTCCCCAGGATCCCTGAGCCTGGAACCATAACCCGGTGAGGCCCTTCGGGGCCTCTGGAGCTTCTCATTGCGCTCTGGTCAATCGGTGAAGAGGCCCCGGACTTTACGGACTGGGTCACGGCTACCGGGCGCTCCCACGACAACACGGGTGCCACCAAGATCACGGTGATTGACGCCTTCCCCGCGATTGACCTCTCTGGGCAAGGTGAGTCCTGTATGCTCAAGGTCCAGTTTCGGCGCAAACATGATGCGGCGGCTGATACGTATGCCGCCGATGCCCGCCTCGAAGACGCGGACATTCACGTCCAAGTGGACCGTTTCGGTTCACCGCTCGAGTACACGCCACACACCTAGTCTATCCCTTGAGGACGACACATGACCAATGAAGAACAACTGGCAGTTGCCAGGGGTGACGCAGCCGATGCTCTCCTGAACAGTGAGCCCTTCTTGTCCACGATCACGGATCTGGATCAGAAGTACTACAAGAGCTGGCTGATGACGATGCCGGGCGATACGGAAGACCGCGAGTATCTGTGGAGCAAGGCCAAGGCCCTCCAAGACCTCGTCAGCGAATTGGCTATCCGTATCGCTACCCGAGACCAACTACAAGCTCGCGTTGAGCTATCCCTGGAGGATGACGACTGATGTTTACGAACGACGGTGACGAGACCACTATCCGCAACGACGTGGGAATCGGTTCCTACACCGCAGACGATGCCGTCAGCTCTTTGCTGAAGAAGTGGGGCACTGATGACGACGAGGACCAGGGCGAACCTGTATCCGAGTCTGGGGATGGTCCCAACGACTCTCAGGATGATGAGTCGGGAGACGAGGGCGAGGAGGCCCGAGCCGGTGATGACGACTCTGATACCGGATCTGATGGTGAGGATGGGGGCGAGCCCGGGTCTCGAAAAGAGGCCCCAGACGACGCCATCGTCCGCTATAAGGTCGGGGATGAGGAGTTCGAGATTCCTGTCAAGGATCTCAAGCGTCTCGCCGGTCAGGAAAAGGCTCTGACTCAGCGGAGTCAGCAGCTTGCCGAGCAGCGGAAGCAGTACGAGCAGAATGCCCAGATGCAGGCAGTGGCTCTTGATCGGCTGATGCAGAATGCAACAGAGCGGTTCAAGCCCTACCAAGACATCGACTGGGTTATGGCTGCGGCGAAGATGGAGCCTGAGGAGTACGCCCAGCTCCGCGAGGATGCCCAGACTGCATGGCGCGACGTGCAGTTCCTCCAGCAGGAGGTCGGGGGCTTCCTCCAGAAGATCGAAGAGGATCGCAAGGTCACTCTCCAGGCGCGAGCCCGAGAGGCCATGAAGACGCTCACCGATCCCGTTGAGGGCATTCCCGGCTTCAACCGTGAGGTCTACCAAGACATCCGGTCCTTCGCCATTTCCAATGGGCTCCCCGAGCCCGTGGTCGATTCGCTCGTTGACCCCGCTGCCCTCAAGATCATCTACAAAGCGATGCAGTTCGACAAGGGAGCATCCGCAGGCAACAAGGTAGTCCGCAGGCCCAAGACGCCCACCAAGGTGGTGAGTAAGGCTGGCGCTTCCGAGTCCGTTGCCGCAGCCCAGGACCGTGCAAAGTCGGCCATGCGCCGTCTCCGCACGGAGAAGACGGCTGAGGCTGCGGTGGATGCCCTGGTTGCTCGCTGGGCGGATGATGACTAAACCACCCCCTACTCTCGAGGAACCATTCGATGGCTAACACCACGACTTTCACGACCTATGACCTCGTCGGCATGAAGGAGGACGTCAGCGACGTCATCTCCGACATCTCTCCGGAGGATACTCCGTTCCAGTCCATGATCGGCTCCGAGAACGTCTCGGCCCGTAACCCGGAGTGGCAGGAGGACGCCCTCGACAATACCGTTCCGGTCAACATGGCTGAGGGCGCGGCCTTCTCTGACAAGGCCCGTACCCCGACCACGATGCGGTCGAACTACACGCAGATCATCGGTGATGCGTTCACCGTGTCGCGTACCGCTGACAAGGTCGCCAAGCATGGTCGCAAGACCGAGACCGCCCAGCAGCTCGTCAAGGCTGGCAAGCAGCTCAAGAACTACCGGGAGATCTCTTTCATCGGTGCGGCCCAGAATGCCACCCTGGGTGCCGATGAGCAGGCTGTGCGTCTCTTCGGTAACGTGCGCGGCGAAGACCCGCTGGGTGATGCCATCGTCACCAACGTGGAAGACCCGGCTGCGTCCACCACGGCATACGATGAGGCCCGGCTCCTCACCCACATGCAGATCGGTTATGACGCCGGTCAGCCCTTCAAGTACATCATGATCGCGACCAACCTCGCCAAGCTGGTGAGTGGTTGGGCGACCGTCGCTGCGGCTCGCTTCCGTGACGCCGGGCAGTCCAAGGAGATCGTGATGGTCGTGGAGGTCGTGGTGACTCCGTTCGGTACTGCCAAGGTGGTCCTGAACCGTCATGCCGTCTCCTCCACCGCCTTCTACTTCGACAAGTCGTTCTGGAAGATCGGCGTGCTTGATGGGTGGCAGAAGGAGAAGCTGGCGAAGACCGTTGACGGTACTCGCTACTCCCTGGTCGGTGAGTTCACCCTCATCCATAAGAACTATGGTGAGGGTCTGATCGCTACCGGCCTGGCCGCGACTACGACCTAATAATCCCACCAGTGGGAATGACGGGGGGGCCTTCGGGCTCCCCCTTTTGGAGGTACACCAATGACTCAGCCCATCGTACACGCCATCCGCAACAAGATCGTGGATGTCACCGATGATCCGCTGGATACCCCGAAGATGGTCATTCAGCGATCCCAGACCATTACCAAGGAGTTCTTGGAAGAGAACCAGGCCATCAAAGAGGCTCAGGACGCCAAGCACGCTCCGGACACGGTGATCGCGGCCCGCATCCCTGTGGGCATCTTCATGGACTTCCTGCGTCGGAAGGGGCTGTCCTTCTCGGATGGTATGGAGCTGGATGTCGCCACGATCCAGAAGTGGCTGCGTGAGGAGGGGCTGGGGGCTTTCGATCTCACTAAGCGGAGACTGACCTGATGAATTTCGGGGAGCTAAAGACTGAACTGCGGGATCTGATGGCCCGCACCGACTACACCAATACGAAGGCGGGGCAACACATCAACCGGGCCATCAATCGTCTCAGCCGCGTCCAGGGGCTCCCCAACATGGAGAAAGCGGTTGAGGTGGTGCTGGAAACGTCGCCATCCATCCCGATCCCCACCGACTTCATCACGATCAAGCATCTGATCTTCGGTGATGTGGATCTGAGGAAGCTACCCTATTCGGTCTTCCTCACCATGCCCGAGCAGGGCACACAACCGCGGTGGTACTCCCGCATCCGTGCTCAATGGGATGTTCGCCCCGCGGCTCCTGGCCTCGAGGGCGTCCTGATCTACGTCGCGGAGTGGCCTTCCCTGGTGGCGGATACCGACAGCAACGAGCTGCTTGTGTCGGCCCCGGAGGCTGTCCTGTACGGTGCCGCCAGCTATGCCTGCACCTACTTCAAGGATACCCGCCTCGAGGAGTTCGAGGCCCGCTACAAGGGCCTGGCGGAAGAGACCGCCGAGCAAAACCGGAGAGCGGAGCTATCCAGCCCCACCGGCATGATCCTACAGACGCCCTACGACGGGCTCGACTACTAAGGGGGGCTTATGGCTGCGTCGTTCTATAGCAACTCCCGGGCTTACCGGGACATCGCGGAGCAGTCGGCAGAGAATGCCTCCGCATCCGCTGCCGCCGCCGAGCTGTCTGCCTCAGAGGCGGCTAATTGGGCACTCCAGGCCTCCAACGCTGCGGCCCCCGTAGCCGATGCCGTGGTGGTCGCACAAGCGGCCCAAGCGGCTGCTGAGACCTCCGCAGGAGAGGCCGCGCAGTCTGCCATTGATGCCAGTGGCTACGTGGCGCAGTGCGCTGCCGAGAAGGATGCGGCTCAGATCTACGCGGGCAATGCCGCCGCCTCCGCAGCGAATGCGGACCTCGCAGAGACCGATGCCGAGGCGGCCCAGGTCGCGGCAGAAGCCGCCGAGCTGAAAGCCTCGAAGTGGGCGGATCAAGCTGAAGACGTGGTAGTCGCGGATGGTCGGTACTCGGCCAAGCACTGGGCAGCGAAGAGCCAGGACTATTTGGACCAGTTCCAGATCGTCTACACTCCGGTCGATCCGAATGAGATCGTTGATGACTTTCTGATTGTCGATGGTGGGGCTGACCCGGTCACGATCAACAAGGCGCACCTTGTAGCGACCGGAGCAGGCTTCACGATCAACTTGCCTGCCCCCACCACGACCGGAGAGTGGCTACACTTCCAGTTCGACGGGGATGTCGGCGCAACCAACATTACCCTTGACGGGGGCGATCTGACCATCATGGGGGATGAAACCCTCATCTGTGACATCAACTATGCGCGGTTGACGTTGGTCTACAACGGTACGGAGTGGAGAGTATGAGACTGAGTACTCTTGGGGTTGGAGGGGGCGCGAAACAGCACCTCCGTGAATACACGACCAACGGCACCTTCATCTTCCCCACCGGAGTCTATGCCGTAAGGGCTTTCCTACAAGCGGCTGGTGGGTCTGGCTCTACGAATGAGGCGTCTTATTCTGCGGCTGGGGGTAACGGTGGGGATGCTCTGGTTGACCTCCTGATCAAGGGAGAGCCTGGGGATGAGTTGGATCTGGTGATTGGGGCTGGGGGCGCGGCCCGCACTGGCTCGGTCAATGCCCAGGTCGGTCTTGGTGGTGGTGATACCTACATCACGCTGCCAAACAATACGGAGATCCGCGTCTCTGGCGGGGCGGCAAACAGTGCCGCGAATGCCTCTGTGGCACAGCCATCTTCCCTACTCACCCGACTCCCCAACTACATTCCAGGTGGACGGGGCTCTACTACCAGTAGCAACGGTGAGTCTATTCTGGGTGCTAACCCTGGGGGTGTGGGGGCACAGTACTCCGGGGCGCTGTACGGTGGTGGTGGTGGAGCGAGCTTCTTCGGCACCGGCTTGAATGGTGGTGCTAGTACGGGGCCGATCCCATGTGAAGTGTGGGATGCGGAAACAAGCGGATACGGTGGTGGTGGTGGTGGCTTCTGTTCCAACAGTCTGACCGTTAATCAGGCTTCCGGGGCTGGTGGGAATGGAGCGATCTGGTTCCTTTGGGAGGGAGCGGACTATGGCACATAAACGCATCGCGACCCTCGCTAACGGCAGGGTGGTCAACATCTCGGTCGCCAGGGAGAACGCTGTCCTGGCCCCGGGTCAGGTCGATGTCACAGGCCTCGGTGTGGGGCCTGGCTGGCTCTATGACGGCTCCGTGTGGGCACCCCCTACCCAGGACACCTCGGAGGCTGAGATCGCCCCCAAGACGCTCCTACGGGCTCTCACGCCGGATGAGATCGACGGGATCGTGGCGTCAACCGATGCCGCCGTCCGGGTCATCCTCGAGCGGTTGAGGACGTACCGGGAGCTGGAGCTGTTGGTCCCGGTCTCCAAGGTCGGAGGCCTTCTGAACCTGCTGGTGTCCAAGGGACTGCTTACTGCTGCCCGGCGCACGGAGCTGGTCGCAAAGCTCGGAGGTGGGTGATGGAACCTGAAGATATCCTGCCTCATGTGACCCGCCGCCTTGAAGTGGTGGAGACCCGCATCGACAAACTGGATGACCGTTTTCATACCGCTGTGTATGAGGAGTTCTCTCGCTTGGATCGGCGCGTGCAACACATGGAAGACGGGCACATCCACCAGACCGAGCAGATCTCGGAGCTGAAAGAGGGCGTCCAGAAGAGCCTCACTATCGGGGAGTCCATCCTTCAACGGTTGGACGAGCACATCCTGACCGAAGCTCGGGATCGCTTCATCTTCCTGGGAATCCTGATCCTTGGGATGCTTGGCACCTTCTTCACCACTCTATGGGAGCATCTACTCAAATGACCAAGGCACTGCTCGTACTCCGTATGGTGTGGCCCTTCCTCAAGACGGTCTGGCCGATCATCGCTGACGGCAAGATCACCCGCGAAGAGCTATACCTCGTCGTGGACCAGATGGTCGATCAGTTCGATCCAATCAACGACCAGATCACGCTCTGGAAATGACAAAAAAAGCCCGGACCTTTCCCCATTACAGGGATTGGTCCGGGCTTTTTTTGGTCAGGCAGGTTGGAGGATGATGTTGATCTGCTCGAGTCGGGCGATCTCCTGATAGAGCCTGGCGATCTTTGCCGCCCGCTGGGCCTCGGCAGCCATCCGGGCCAGCTCGGGGCAGCTAAAGGCCTGCTCTCCGATCATCGCCCACCGCTCCTCGTTCTGGATGAAACGGTTGTCTGGGGCTCGTTTGACGTTACGCATGATCTGGATGCCGTTGCCCTTCAAGGCCTCTCCGATGTAGTACCACGGTTGGTCTGGGCCAAACGGTCCAACACTGCTTGCTTCTCGGTCGGTGTCATCTTCGACCATCTTGCGATCTCCTTGGTTGTTCTTCCGCAGCCCTGGCAGATACCGTAGACGGCTCGGCACTCACCTCGACAGGGGGACTTCATACTGACTCACTGGCTTCTACCTCGTCGCAGATGGTATAGGCACAACCGGCTGCCCAAGAGTTACCAGCATTGTCCAATGACCCCGCGGCAGACCGCAGGGCAGCAATCAGTTTGGTGCGGTCACGCTCCATCTGCCTGGCGTGGTCCGTCAAATACGTTACCGTCTCCCATGTACGGGCTTGCTCCAGCACGGCATCAGTCAGTGGCGTATCACCCATGCTTCACCCTCCATCGCTTTGAGCACGTCACGAGCCCTGTCCAACATAACTACCATACCAGCACTCCCCGGTGGAACCTCGACCACAGTGCGCAGGGCGTCGATCAACCTGGCATCCTCACCAGATCCAACAGCTCCGCTGGCTTGTAGTTCAGCCCCTTGAGCACCTTCCCATCCTCCCTGCGGGTCACCTTCCCGTTCGCGTCCAGCTTGGACATGTTGGAGGCAT